AAACAATTTGTAAAAAATACAGAAAAAGCAGAATACAAAAAAGGCACATATCATAAAAAATAACATATTTATCAACATATATTATGACAAAATTTAATTTAAAAGAACATATAGCAAAAAATAAAGCTACATTTTTTGGTTCATTAACTGAAGGTCAATTTTCTTGGATGACTCAAGATACAGACCAACAAATTGGATCTGAGGATGAAAATACAATTCCTGTCTACATGTTTGACAACACAGGTAAATATTGGTTTGAACCAAGTTATGAAGGATATGGTGTATTTGGTGGTATGGATTATTACGAATTATTAGACCAAATGAATGGTGGTATAGGTGATAGAAGTGAAGGTGTTAGAAAAGCTTTTGATCCAACATTAGAAGGTAAATTATTATTCCCAGCATTAGTAACTAGTCCTAGTAATTTTAATTATAAAACTCACGACTTTACTAAAGAAGCAGAATCTGATCCTAACCAATCTTGGTATGCAGAACCAGAATATGATGAAGAGGATGAATTTTATCGTGGAGACGATGACTATTCAGGAGATGAGGATGAAGAAGAATTAGATGAAGGTAAAGCTGCTTACGAATATGAAAAAGGAAAAAAAGCAGGTGAAAAAATAGAAAAAACAAAAATGAAAATATCAGAATTAAAAGCTAAGATCAAAGAAATGATTGTAGCAGAAACAAATACTAAAAAAGTAGAAGAAGTTGACTTCTTAAAAGAAATTGAAGAAATGTTAGATGAAGCTGAAGGTTTAACTCCTCTTCAAGACTATGTCTACCAGTATGAAATAGAAATTAGTGGTGAAGATAGAGCACAAGAGTTTTTAGATGATATTAAACAACTTAATACTCCTCAAGATGTTTATGATTATTATGCCTATGGAAGAGGATGGGAAGGTTCTGATTTAAACAACATATTTAGACAAGTAAAAAGAAAATTTGCAAGCTCAAATACAGCTGATGGTTTAACTCCTCTTCAAAAACAAGCTTATAGTTATGCTAAAGAAAGATTTGGATTTGAGGATGCTAAAAACTCTTTAGACCAAATCAAAACATTAACAACCAGAGAAGAATTTTGGGATTGGGTAAAAAAGAAAATTGAAGCAGAAAACAGTTTAAATGAAGCTGAAGATGAAGAAGTGGATGCTGAAGTAACTGATGCAGAAGCAGCAGCTGATGCTGGGGCTGAAGAAGAAGTAGATACTTCAGTAGATGTTTCTACAGATGAAGTAGATCCTAATGTAAAAGCAGTACAAGATGCTTTAACACAAGCACAAGCTGCCGCTCAACAATTAGGTGATAAAAAATTAATGGATCAAATTGGTAATACAATTACTTTCTTCACACGCGCTCATGTGGTTGAAAAACCAAAAGGTGCTGTAGCTGAGGAATTAAATGAAATGGCAGGCAAGACATTAGAAATAACAAAACCTGAAGATTTAAAAAAAGTTGAAGGTTCTCAAATATTTAAATATGATGTATTTGATAAAGAAGAATCTGAAAAATATAAAGTATATATTTTAGCTGATGATAAATCTCAAGCAGAAAAAATAGCAAAAGAAAAATTCCCTAAACAATTCCCTCCATATACATTAGATACTGGATATCCTCAAAAAGTAAATGCCGCTGATAATTTATGGCTTGGAAAAGAAAAAATGTCTTTTTGGTATGGTGTAGAAAAAACAGGAACTACTGCTGAAAATATTAATGAAGTAATGTTCCCAATGTTAAAGAAAATTTTAAAATAAAAGTATATGAACACACAAGAATTAGCAGAAAAAATCGAGTTATTATTTGAAGAGTTTAAAGCAGAACATGCTAAAACTACTAAAGCAGCTCATGGTCGTGCCCGTAAGGCATTAGGTGAAATCAAGAAATTGGTTACTGAGTACCGTAAAGCTTCTATCGACGAAGATAAAAAATAATAATTATGCTTAACGAACGCGAACTTACCAAAGCTGAATTAGAAAAACGTGAAGACGTTATAAAAAATCTTAAAAAACAAAAGAAAGCCCTAGTAAAACGCTATGGTAAGGACGCGGAAGCAGTTATGTATGGACGAGCTACCAACATAGCTAAAAAACAAGCCGAATCAATGAACAAAGAAAAACTAAAAGAACTCGTTAAATCATCTTTAATGAAAGATGAAGTAGAAGAAAATAAAACATACGGTCCAGGCGAACTAGACTTTAGCGGATTTATAACTCCAGAACAAAGAATTGTAGCCAATGCTTTTATGATTGATCCTACTAGAACCAAATTTGATTATAAAAACAATGCTGTTACATTCCCTGACCCAATTCAAGTTGAATTAATGAGAGGAGGAACAGCAATGCTAGGTTCAGTTAAGATGGGTAATCGTTTAGGATTTGTTAAAGGATACTTTGATGAGGATGGAAATGAAATTGAAGGTAACTTAATTAAAATGCCTTATAAAAACAAAATGAAAGAAGGCAAAAAAGAATTTCCTGATTTAACAGGTGATGGTAAAGTAACTAAAGCTGATATTTTAAAAGGTAGAGGTGTTGATGTTAAAGAAGATATGGATTTAGGTCATGAAGATAATGAACCCCATATGTTAAAAGGTGATTTGTATCGTATTGGAAAATACGCTATGGAATTATACCAAATGGTAGACCAGTTTGAAGGACAAGGTGAAGTTGATTTTCCTGCTTGGTGGCAGTCAAAAATTACTAAAGCCCAAGATATGTTAGTAGCTGCTAAACATTATCTTGACTTTGAATTAAAAGAACCAGAAATTGATGCTATGGTAGGTGTTGCTTCTGATGAAGAAATACTTGATGATGAAGCTCCAATGATGGAAGATAAAGGCGACAAACATGTAGTTATGAAAGGTAACAAATTTTATACAGGCACAGAATTTGTTGATGATATAAAAGATGCTATGAAGTATAACCTAGATTCAGCTACTATGGTAGCTAAAAGAGAAAAAGGAATGGTTTATACTCCTAAAAAAATGAATGAAAATAGTGCTGAAGAAACATTAGCAGCTAAAATAGCTAAAGCTCTTAAAAACCCAGAAAACAAATCTGCTGAAGATCAGAATAATATCAAACAAGCTAGAAAAGCTATGAATAAAGGTGATATTAAAGCTGCTGAAAAAATTGTTAAACCTTACAATTAATGACTGCTTCAGAACTAAAAGATAAAATTAAAGCTCTAGCTAAACAGGTATATTCAAAAGATACTCCTGTTAACTTAGATGCTCCATCTGAAGTTAATTTAGATGTAGCTGAAACATTTCCTGTATTAGGGAAGTTTCCAGATCTAAAACAAGTCATTATAGATTTATTTACAAAACAATACGAATTATTTATTGAAGATATTCAGTGGGTCGCTCCTCGTCCTACTACATTTAGAATTATATTGGCCAATGGTGAGTCATTTTTCTTACATTACACACCAAGAAGCTGGGTTGCTACAATTGAAGGAAAGAAATATTATCTTGCTAGCCTCGGTGAGGAAGAGCAAGCAGTTCAAACATTAGCAAGAATTTTATCCTATGGCCAAAAAGCAGAAACCACAGCCGAAACCGGCGCCGAAGGCGGCACCGAAGAAACAGGGCAAGAAGAAGTAACACCTGAAGAACCAGCAGCTGAAGAACCAGCAGCAGAAGCTTAATTATGGATTCAATAGATATATTTTTTAAAAAGTTCTCTTATAAATTTGATAAGGGATATCCTGACACAAATAATGAACAGGATGTTTTGTTATTAGAATCAATTCTATTAAATGAATTAGGAACTAAAATTAAAATTGAAGAAGCAAGCCTACAAGGCTCAGCTACAGGATACGATAGACCCACAGGAGCTTTTGAAAAATATATAACAGATGCTTTAAGAGGTCATATTAATAATAAAACTCCTTATAAAATTATTAAAGATACTAAAATAGGTATAGTTCAAGATAATGGGGATTTTGTTTTAACAAATGATATAATTAAACAAGGAGAAGAAATTACTATTAGTAGTGATAAAGTAGATGATCTTATTTTAAATAATAAAACATATTATGCTCCTATAAAAAATAATGGTAAAGATTATTATGTAGCATTAAATGCTATATTAAAACCTACTGGAAAAAATGTTTCAAAATTAGCTCCTGATTTAAGTCAAAAATCTAATCCTAAAGTTTATCGTGAATTTACTCCTGGTCATCCTCAAGAAGGTAAAGTTGTAACCTTGTTTATAGCACAAACAGATAAAGATTGGAATTTTATATGTGGTGATAATGAATCACAAGTAACATATTTAGGAGATCCTGAATTTAAAGGTGTTGGGTATCCTAAAAGTGATGTTCAAATTAATTTAACTAATCCTCCCTATGGTTTAGATAAAAATTTAAGAATAAGTTTAAAAGCTGATAATGCTACTTATGTAGAAAATTGGATGTTACCTTCAAGAGGTGAACAAATATTTGGTACTAGTAAATTAAAAGATATAATTTTAGGAGCATATAAAGCTTTAATGGATTCTAACAATCCAAGAAATGGAGATGGTTTATTTAGTGGAACATTAAAATCTAATCAGATCATTATGTTTATTAAAGATAGACCTTCTACTTTAGGAACTAAAGCACCAGCAAGTTTAAATGCTCCTTTATCTAAAGAAGAAGCAAAAGAAGCATATACTGGAAATAAAAAATTTGGAGAAATAGGTTCAGCTAATTATTTTTATAAAGGAAAAGATCCAGATACTATTTGTGAATTTTTATCTAACATAAAATCATTCGATACAAATATGGATGAATTATCTAATCTTTATATTAGTTTAAGAGGAAGTAATGAGTCTGGAAAAGGAAATGTTAGAATATTTTACTGGGATGATAATCTAAACCAATGGGTTATTAATTCTTTATGGGTTAGTAAAGCAGGAATAAAAGAAACTAAAGATCCAAAAACAGGACAATTAACCTACTCATAAATTTTAATAATATTTATAACCATGAATTTAAAACAATTAGTTAAAGGGGTATTAGAAAATAAGGATTGTTGCACAGCAACAAAACCAACTAAAGCGCCTATATTAAACGAAAGTTTAGCTCCGCGTGAGATATTATCTGAGGGTCTTAGATATCATATAGACAATAAAAAACCGCTTACTGAGCATGTATATCGCGCTGGCTCATCTAATTATTTTAATTTATGGGCAGAAGCTAAATCATTATATGTTAGAGGCATATTAGACTTTTCAGGCGATGATTTAGAAATATTAACTGAAACTGATTTAGGTCATTTTGGCATTTATGAAGGTCAAAAAGTTCCATTAGATTTTATAATGGAAGAAGAAGAACCAGTAGAGGAAATAAAACTAACAGGGGCTGGTGTTATGGATATGGTTCGTCGTGTATCTAAAGATGCTAAATTATTAGATTTTTTAAATTTTAATACTTTTAGAGACTTTTTAATATTTATTAAAACAGGTTCTTTAGATGATTATTATGAAGTTGAAAACGACATTAAACAATATGATCAACAACTTACTGAAGGATTAGACGAGGCAAAAAGTAAACCAAAGAAAAAGAACCCACCAATCGGAAAACCAAAACGTGGTGGTGCTAAAAAGTTTTATGTTTATGTAAGAGATAAAGGTAAAATTAAAAAAGTATCATTTGGTGCTCAAGGTATGTCTGCTAAAATTAATAACTCTAAAGCAAGAGCTGCTTTTTCTAAAAGACATAACTGTCCACAGAAAAAAGATAAAACAAAAGCATCATATTGGTCTTGTCGTTTACCTCGCTATGCTAAATTATTAGGTTTAAAATCATCTTTTTCAGGATTTTGGTAATGATAAAATTTCAAGATATATTAAACGAATCACCAGAAAGTGATTATCCACCATACATGTTTTCTCCTGTAGGATTTGGATGCCATGTTTGTAAATACCATTATGTTGAATGGAAAAATGAAATTGACGGAAAACATATGTGTTCTAACAAATACTATCAAGAATACATTGCAGAACAATTTCCCCAATTAGAAAATCCAGCTGAATTAGTAGATAATGAAGGTAATCCAATTAAAGATCCTTCAAAATGGTGTTCAAATTGGTTTATGCCTAAAGGTAAATGAGACCCTACACAGATCTAGAAGTTACAGACGAATACATTATTAGGGAATTTGATGATAACATTGACCCTATAGAATTAATGTGGCACAGGGATGATGAAGATAGAGTAGTTGAAATTATAGAACCAGGTAAAGACTGGAAATTTCAATTTGAAAATGAATTACCTTGGGATTTGGAACCACAAATGTCAATATGTATATTAAGACATGAATGGCATCGTGTTATAAAAGGAACAGGAACATTAAAATTAAAAATATATAAATCATGATTTTAACAGAAGAAATATTATTACTTCAAAAGCGTGCTGGTATTATTACTGAAGCTGAATATAAAGAAAAATTATCTGAAGTTGAAGCTGAAGATTCTAACATTGATGATGCTATTAAAGGTGGAGCTAGTCAATTAGATGATTTAAGTTCTCTTAAAGAAGGAGAATTTGAATCAGCAATGACTACTGAAGGTGAAGTTTTAAATGAATCTGTAACCGGTTTAATAGTTGGAGGATTATTAGCCACTCCAAAACTTATGGAATGGTTAGGAAAAGGAATTAATTGGATAGCTAAAAAATTAGCAGGAAAAGATGAAAATAAAATCGCTAATTGGTTTATAAAATATGGTCATAAATGGGAAAAACTATATATTAAAGCTATTATAGGAGCTATTAAATTAACAGGATTTGCATCTAAAATTTGGAAAAAACCAGATGGTGAAATAGATGAACAAAAATTAGTAACTACTGCTCAAGTATTATATGTAGTTATATTAGCAGTAGCTGCTGGGGCTGCTGTAAAAACAGTACTAGGACCTAATTCTGCTATAATTAAAGCTTTAGAAGGTACTTTTGGTAGTGTTAAAGTAAGCGAAATAGTTGGTTTCTTAGGAAAAATAAAAAGTCAAACTAAAGTTGCTTAATTTATAGACGGATTCATAGCCCGTCGCTTACAAAAAATTTTTAGAGAGCTGTGGCCTCAGTTTTGAGACCACAGCTTTTTTTATTATATTAATATGTTAAATATATGGCAAAGAAAATCGTAATTGTAGGAGCAGGTGTAGCAGGTGTTAATGCTGCTACTAAATTAGTTGACAACGGTTATCCTGGAAACCAAATCACCATTATTGATATGGGTAATGATCCATACAATAGAAAACCAGAAGAAGTAATGACTGGGTTTTTAGGTGCTGGAGGTTGGTCAGATGGTAAATTAACTTACCATACAGCAATTGGAGGTCAACTTTCAAAGTATGTTGGTGAAGAAAAAGCAATGGCTTTAATGGATCAAGTTATTAATAACTTTAAACGTTTTCATCCTAAACCAGAGGAAGTACAATGTTCAAATCCAGTTGAAGAACCAGAATTTATTAAACCATATTTTGGATTACGATTATTTCCTGTATGGCATGTTGGTACTGATTACTTGCATGAAATTGGTAAAAATTGGTATGATTATTTAGTATCTAAAGGTGTACAATTCATTTGGAAAGAACGAGTATTTAAAGTTGATTTTGAATCTCATTTAGTTTACCACACTATTAAAGGTAAAGAAGGACAATATGCTTTAGAATATGACCAATTAATTTTTGGAGTAGGTAAATCAGGTATTGATTTTGCTCAACATGTTCAGGATGAATATCAGTTAGAAACAGAACCTAAATCTGTACAAATTGGAGTTCGATTTGAAGCACCACAAAAACACTTCCAGGATTTGATTGACATTAGTTATGATTTTAAATTATATCGTAAATTTGAAGATAAAGGTGTTTCACTTCGTTCATTCTGTACAAATAATAATGCCGCTTATGTTGCTGTAGAAGATACTTATGGTAATCATAGTTACAATGGTCATGCTAAAAAAGATCCTAAATATAGAAATGACATGACTAACTTTGGTATTTTGATGGAAATTAATGGAATTTCAAATCCATTTGAATGGTCAAGAGAGGTTGTTAGTAAATTACAATTTGATGGTACTGGTTTATATTACTCACCTACTCGTATTCCATCAACAACATCTGAGGGTGAAAAAGTTACTACATTTCAAATTAATACTTTAAAAGGTGTTAAAGAAATTATGGGTGGATATTGGAATTATATAGAGGATTTTATTGAGGATATGAAAAAAGTATTCCCAACACTTGGAGATGATTGGGGTGTTTATATTCCTGAAGTAAAATATTTGTCTCCTGAACCATTAGTTTATCATAGTGACTTAGCTCTTATTGAATATCCAGATGTACATTTTGTAGGTGATGCTTTATCAGCTCGAGGTATTACAGTTTCAGGTGCACAAGGTATTTTATCAGTAGGAAAATTAATAAGCAAAGAATGTCCTTGGGATAATATTCAAGGTGATATCATTAATTGGAGATAATGTTTGGCTTTTTGTAAAAAATATGTTATATTAACAGCATGAATGATAAGAATAGATTTCAACCAAGTAAAAAATTAACTAAAGCAGATGGTACTGTAGCATATGTTTGGGAAGGTAAATTACATAATTGGGAAGGTCCTGCTTTAATACCTGAAGGCGATAACCGTAAACGTGAATATCATATTCATGGAATTAAGTATACTGAAGATGGATGGAAAGAAGCAAGACGTAATCGTGAAGGTTTACCTTGGTATAAAACAGCAATGGGTCAAGCAGGTCAAAATAGAAACTAATATGAAAATAGGATTATGTGGAACAATGAGTGTAGGTAAAACTACATTGGTAAATGCTTTAAAAGAATTACCTGAATTTAAAGATTATAATTTTGCTACTGAACGTTCAAAATACTTACGTGACTTAGGTATTCCATTAAATACTGATTCAACATTAAAAGGTCAATTTATATTTTTAGCAGAACGTTGTGCTGAATTATTGAATGAAAATATTATTACAGATAGAACTGTGATTGATGTTATGGCATTTTCTAAATCAGCTAACTCAATTGATTATTATGATGCTGAAGCGTTTTGTGATGCTGCTGGTAAATTAGTAAGTGAGTATGATTATATTTTTCATGTATTAGCAGATGGTGTTGAAATGGAAGATAATGGAGTTCGTGAAACAGATTTAAAATATAGAGAAAACATTGCAGGCATAATTCAATTATTACTTTACAGAAATAAACATAAAATAAAAAATCTAGTTGAACTATCAGGTAGTACTGAAGAACGTATTATAAAAATGAAAAAAACAATTTTTGGTTAATATTTATGGGTATGAAATTATCTGAATTAAAAAAGCAAATCAAAGATAACATATACGAACTTTTATCAGAAGAACCAGTAGAAGAAGGTACTTATGTAGGTGCTGGTGCAACTGTTGCTTTGCAAAAAGATCCTAAATTCGCAGCTGCTAAAGATAAAGCCACTGCTTTAAATACTTTAAAAGCAGGAGGTAGTGTTACTTTAGAAGAAGAAGAAGATGATAAAGAACCTACTAAAGCTGAACTTGAAAAAGAAAAAGTAAAAGGTGCTCCTTCTAAGTTTAAAGTCCCAACAGACCAATTTGAAGACTTTAAAGACAAGTTAAAAACTTTAGTTAAAAAAGTAAAAGATATGGAAAAAGGAGCCGAGCGTGATAAAAAAATGGCTGCTTTGAAACAATTTATTAAGAAACCAGAATTAATTAAAGCGTTTAAAGAAAGAGACGTTAAAATTGATACCGGTGGATTAATCGGATAATATGAAAAACTTTTTATTAACATTAATTGCGGTTGTTTTAATAGGCATTATAGTCTATGGGTTATTTAATTACAAACAAAGCTATTCTTCAGATAAAGATAAACAATATCAAAGAACTATAGATTCTTTAGCAATTGAAATTGGAAAAAAAGATTCAACTATTTCAACTTTAGATTCTACTAGAGCTATTTTAGATTCTTTAATTTTAGTTAATAAAAATAAATTAAAAGAAACTGCTAAAGAAGCAGCTAAATATAAACAAGAATATGAAAAAGAACGCGACCGCCTTAATAATATGTCTGATGATGATATCATCAGCACTTTCACAACAGCGTTTAAGTGATTCAACTGTAATAGTTCCTATTAAATCCTTAAAAAATGCTTTATTGGTAAAAGCTGATAGAGATAATCTTAAAAAAGAATTAAAAGTATCTCGTGACTCTATCACTACAATGGGTACAGTAATTCATTTTCAAGACAGTGCTTTGTTTGTATGTGATACTACTAGAACTGTTTTAGAAAGTAAAATAGGAGATTTAAAAGGTACTATCAAAGCTAAAGACGGACAAATTGAAGAAAGAAATAAAAAAATATCTGATCTTGAAGGCAAACTTAAAAAAGTAGTTGTTGCTTTAGCATTAGCAAGTATAGGTTTTGTTTTAGCTATTTTATGAGTGAAAATGTAAATTTAAAAGAAGTTATAAGGCAGGAGTACATCAAGTGCTTAAATGATCCTGCCCACTTTATGAGGAAATACTGCCACATCCAACATCCTCAACGTGGTAGAGTATTATTTAATTTATATCCTTTCCAAGATAAAGTATTACATTTATTTAGAGATAACCCATACTCAATTGTATTAAAATCAAGACAGTTAGGTATCTCAACACTAGCCGCAGGTTATTCTTTATGGTTAATGTTATTCCATAAAGATAAAAACGTACTTTGTATTGCGACTAAACAAGAAACTGCTAAAAACATGGTTACAAAGGTTAAGTTTATGTTTGATAACTTACCTTCATGGCTTAAAATACCAGCAGATGAACACAACAAATTAACACTTAGATTAAGTAATGGATCACAAATTAAAGCCACTTCAGCATCAAGTGATGCAGGTCGATCAGAAGCAGTATCTTTGCTGATTGTCGATGAGGCAGCTTTTATTGAACAAATTGGAGAAATATGGGCATCAGCACAACAAACATTAGCTACAGGTGGTGGAGCAATTGTACTTTCAACACCGTATGGAACTGGAAACTGGTTCCATAAAACATGGGTAGCAGCAGAATCAGCAGACAATGACTTTTTACCTATCAAATTACCTTGGTTTGTTCACCCTGAACGAGATGAAGCTTGGAGAAAACGTCAAGATGAACTATTAGGAGATCCTAGATTAGCATCTCAAGAGTGTGATTGTGATTTTAGTACATCAGGAGATATTGTATTTTATAATGAATGGTTAGATTTTATTAAAGAAACAACAATACAAGAACCAGTTGAAAGAAGAGGAGCTGACCAAAATTTATGGATATGGGAACCTGCAGATTATACACGTGAGTATATGGTAGTAGCAGACGTAGCTAGAGGTGATGGTAAAGATTTCTCAACTTTTCATGTGATGGATATAGCAACTAATACTCAAGTTGCTGAATATAAAGGACAAATGTCACCTAAAGAATTTGGGTATTTTATAGTAGCTATTGCTACTGAATATAACCAAGCTCTTTTAGTAATAGAAAATGCATCTATTGGATGGGCTACCATAGAATCAGTATTAGAAAGAGGATATAGAAACATCTATTATTCACCTAAGAGTGATACTTTAACAGTTGATTCGTATTTTAATAAGTATGAAAACAGTGATAATGTTACACCAGGATTTACTATGTCGTTAAGAACTAGACCTTTAGTTGTAAATAAGTTTCGAGAATATGTTGGAGACAAATCAGTAACAATTCGCTCAAAAAGGTTGTTAGAAGAAATGAAAGTATTTATTTGGAAAAATGGTAGACCAGAAGCACAAATTGGTTATAATGATGACTTAGTTATGCCCTTTGGTATTGCTATGTATTTAAGAGATACATCATTAAAATTCCAACAACAATCTCATGACTTAACAAGAGCAACTTTAAATAATTTTTCAAAAGGTAACACTGGATTTTCTGGTGTGTATGGAGGCAACAATGTTCCTAATCCTTATTCGGTTCAAACAGGTAACGGAAGCGAGGACATCAGTTGGCTTTTATAATATTTATAACAAACACTAATGGCAAACACTAATTTATTTACACGTCTTCAAAGATTATTCTCTACTGATGTAATTATCAGGAACCAAGGAGGTAATGAGTTGAAAGTTTTAGACGTTGATAGTATACAACGCTCAGGAGATGTAGCGACAAATTCATTAATGGATAGGTTTAATAGAATTTACTCTCCGGCAGCTTCATCTTTATATGGACAGCAAGTAAATATTAATTATCAATACCTAAGAACGTTTATATACTCGGACTATGATGTAATGGATAATGATGCTATTATTGCTTCAGCACTTGATATTATATCAGAAGAATCTACCCTTAGAAATGAAATGGGTGAAGTATTGCAAATTAGATCTAATGATGAGGATGTACAACAAATACTTTATAATTTATTTTATGATGTATTAAATGTTGAATTTAACTTATGGTCTTGGATTCGCCAAATGTGTAAATATGGTGACTTTTTTCTTAAATTAGAGATTGCTGAAAAATTTGGTGTTTATAATGTTATTCCTTTTACTGCTTACCATATTGATAGACAAGAAAATTATGATAGAGAACATCCAAATGCTGTAAGATTTAAATATTCACCCGAAGGCATATATGGAGGTAGTTCAGGATACTATCCTACACCTAACTTAAATGCTCAAAGAGATGAAAAAAATATTTATTTTGAAAACTATGAGATGGCACATTTTCGTTTAATGACGGATGTTAACTATTTACCTTATGGTCGTTCATATTTAGAGCCTGCTCGTAGAATTTATAAACAGTATGCATTAATGGAAGATGCTATGTTAATTCATAGAATTTCTCGCTCACCAGATAGACGTATATTTTATATTAATGTTGGTTCTATTCCTCCAAATGAAGTAGAAAATTTCATGCAAAAAACTATTTCTACTATGAAACGTACTCCATTAATGGATGAAAAAACAGGTGAGTATAACTTAAAGTATAACCAACAAAATCTAATGGAAGATTATTATATTCCTGTTAGAGGTAATGATAATTCAACTAAAATTGAAAACTTAGGCGGATTAAATTATGATGGTATTGCTGATGTTGAGTACTTAAGAAACAAATTGTTCGCTGCTCTTAAAGTACCTAAAGCATTTATGGGTTATGATGAAAATTTACAAGGTAAAGCTACATTAGCAGCGGAAGATATTCGCTTCGCTCGTACAATTGATAGACTACAACGTATTATACTTTCAGAACTATATAAAATTGCTTTAGTACATTTGTATACACAAGGTTATACAGCTGATAGTTTAACTAATTTTGAGTTATCATTAACTACTCCTTCTATTATTTATGATCAAGAACGTATCGCTTTAATGAAGGAAAAAATGGATTTAGCGGCTCAAATGCTTGAAACTAAATTAGTTTCTTCTGACTGGATTTATGAAAATGTATTCCACTTCAGCCAAGATCAATATGAGGAAATGAGAGATTTAATTGCTCAAGACCAAAAACGAGCCTTTAGATTTAAACAAATAGGTGAAGAAGGAAATGATCCTTTAGAAACAGGCAAATCATATGGTACACCACATGACTTAGCTTCACTATACGGTAGAGGAAGATACTCAGCTAATGAGTTACCTGATGGATATGATGAAAAAGCACCATTAGGTAGACCAAAAGAAAAAGTATCTAATATTAATACGCAAGATAACGCGTTTGGTCGTGATAGATTAGGTAGAGATGCTATGAAAAATGACGACCAAGAAGGATACGGTAGACCTAAAAAAGATGTTTCACCATTGGCTTTAGAAATTAAAGCAAAGAATAAAACATTATTAGAGTCTTTAGATAAAAAAATTGTATTTAATAAATTTAATAGTGGAGAATCATTATTAGATGAGTCTAACTTAAAAGAATAAAAATCTTTATATATTTATAACAAAAACTAGGAATGAATATTAAACATTCTAAATATAAGAATACGGGACTTTTATTTGAACTTTTGGTTAGACAAATTACCGCAGATACTTTATCAGGTAAGGATTCTAAAGCAACAGGCATATTAAAGAAATATTTTGTTAAAACAGAGTTAGGTAGAGAATATAAACTATATGAATCCTTATCTAAATACAAACATATTACTGAAGGTAAAGCCGAAACCGTAATTACTACTTTAATTGAATCTTCTAAAGATTTAAATAGAGGTGCTTTAAAAAGACAAAAATACAATCTAATTAATGAAATTCAGAAGTATTATAATTTAGAAGAGTTTTTTAAAACTAAATTACCTAATTATAAAGCTTATGCTTCATTATATACATTAATAGAAGTGTATAACAGTGAAAACTTATCTAATCCTGATCAAATTATTTCTAACAAAATTGCTTTATTGGAACATTTGTCTTCTAAACAAGTTCAAAAACAAAAAGTAGAAGATGATTTAATGACAGAATTTCAGTCATACGATAAAGATCTTAGAATTTTAACATACAAAGTAATGTTAGAAAAATTCAATGGTAAATATGCTGATTTAAACGATAATCAAAAATCAGTTTTAAGAGAATTTATCAACTCAGTTGATTCAACCCCAAAACTAAGAGAATTTTATAATTCTAAAATAGAAGAAATTAAGTTACATTTAACTGAATTAACTTCTAAAGTTGCAAACAAAGCTACTAAAATTAAGTTACAAGAAATAAAAAATATTATCACTCCTTTAGATAAAGTATCTAAAATTGGTAATGATGATTTGGTTAACCTTTTACAATATTACGAATTATTAGAAGAATTAACTAAAATACATGGGTAATTTTAAATATAAATTAGGTGAAGCTAAAGAAATCCTTAAACCAAAGGAGGTTGACCCTGCTTTAATTAAAAGATTAGAGACCCAATACGGTCCTGTAGATATGGAAAATGATTTCTTTTCCTCTGACTTAAAAACTTATTTTAAAACTACTAGTGTAGATCCTGAAACTGGATCTGTTAATAGTAAAATTATTAAGTTAGCTAGTTTTACAGATTCATTAGAAAAATTATATAATGCCACTAATGCTTTATCAGCTCTAGTTAAATCTCCAGGAGGAAAAGATGATGCTATAGTAATAAAAGTATATGATAATTTAAAGCAAGTATTTAATAGTTTTAGAACACATCTGCGTAAATACTATCCTGATCAATATGCTGCTATTAAAGATAAATTAGATGAAATGTCTTCTGTAGGTGGTGGTGCTGGACAAGCAGGTTTTACTTCTGGTACAGGAGGTGAAAACTATGCTACTAAATATGCTTTTAGAAAAAAAGTAAAAGAAGATAAAGGTATTACTCCTGGACCAGGTCCAAAAGCAGGTAATGAAGGAGTTACTAAAAATAAATATGTTACTGATTACAAATATAAATTAGTTGATAGAAAAGCATTAAATAAAGCAGCTAAAGGTATTGATGTAAAACCATTATGGGAAGCAGATTTTGATGTTAACCAATTAGTTAAAGATCAAAATATTACTAACCCAGCAATGGTTGAATGGATTTCAAAAAGAGTTGAAGCTTTTGATACTTTAGAAAGACAACTAAATCAATTAATACCTATGCTTCAACAAGCTAAAAAAGAAACCATTAGAAAATATAGTCAAAACCCAAGTTTTGCTGTTATTTATGGTACTGACTTAGCAGCAGAATATCTACAAGACATTATAGAATTATTTAAACAACCAGAATAATATGGCAAATATACC